TGTAATGACCCCTGCATCATTAAGGACAAACTATATTGAATCACTAAAAAAATGCGGTGATGATATATATAAAAAGAAACAGTACTGGGAATTCATAAGCACTGCTAACAATCCAGAATTAACTAATACATTATCTTATACATTATCATTACCAATTGATTATATTGAAAAACAGAAAGGCGCATGGTTAGTCAATATTAAAAAGAAATCAAACTATGACAATTTAACTACTACAGAAAAGGAAAGTCTTGACAATCAATTAAATAAAATGATACGTTCCAAATATAAATTCATTAATTATAATGGTATCCGTAGAAGACATTTAGATGAGCTTACAGAAGGAAATACTAAAAATCCTTTCGATAACACAGTTGTTATTATTGATGAAGTTCATAATTTTGTCAGTCGCATTGTAAATAAAATATCAAGAGGCAGTTCTAAATCGGAACCAAGTATTTCAATGAAATTATATCAATACATAATGGATGCAGATAACGCCAAGATTGTTTTATTGTCAGGAACGCCAATGATCAACTATCCAAATGAAATAGCGATTGCCTATAATATGATTCGAGGACTTATTAAAACATGGTATTTTAAACTAAATGTAAGTTCTGATAGAAAGATTTCACAAGAAACATTAAAAGAGCTATTTCAATCTAAATCATCGACAAAGAAATTACTAGATTATATTGAATATCGTGCGACATCTACAACTTTAATAGTAAATCGAAATCCTTATGGATTTATTGGTCGCGTTAAAAATGACAAATATGAAGGTGTTTCTCTTAATGAAAATGGTCAAGTTAGCGATGACGATTTTGTTAAGATTATTACTTCAACACTTAAGAAAGAAAATATTACTGTTGCGCCAAATGGCATCCAAGTTGAGAGATTTAAAGCTCTTCCAGATAAATTAGAAGATTTTCAAAACTATTTCATTGATCTTAAAGATAATAGTATGAAAAATATTGATATGTTCAAACGTCGCATATTAGGACTAACATCATATTTCCGTAGCATTGAAGAATTGCTCCCTAGATATAGTAAAACCACTGATTTTGAAGTCATTAAAATTCCGATGAGTGACACACAGTTTAATACATATGAAGAGGCGCGTTCTGATGAGCGTTCATTGGAGGAAACAAATGCTAAGCGCAAAAAGAAAAAGAAGAATGATGACGTGTATGAAGAATCAATGTCAACATACCGCATTTTTTCAAGAGCTTTCTGTAACTTCGTTTTCCCTTCTCCTCAAATAGCTCGACCAATGCCAAAGGAAAACGAGTCAATTCTTGCTGCTATACAAACAATTGAAGATGAAGATGATATTGATGCAGCAAATGCGCAAGAAAAAATCGATAACATTGATGGGCGTTATGAGGCAGATGAAGCGGATGTTAAACCGGCTGGTGTTGATGCAACATATGATCAACGTATTCATTCAGCGCTTGACCAATTGTGGGAACGTCGTGATACCTATTTATCAAAAGATGGACTTGAAACATATAGTCCTAAATTTTTACACATTCTTGAAAATATATTAGACCCAGAACATATTGGCATTCATCTTATTTATTCACAGTTTAGAACCCTAGAAGGCATCGGCATTATCAGTTTAGTATTAAAGGCAAATGGATTTGCTCAGTTTAAGATACGAAAAAATCAATTAAATCAATGGGTACTTGACATTGCGCCTGAAGACATGGATAAACCAAAATTCGCATTATATACCGGAACAGAAACGGTTGAAGAAAAGGAAATAATTCGTAATATTGTTAATAGCGATTGGAAAGACATACCTACAACTATTGCAAATGAAATCAAGCAAATGAACCCAAACAATTATCGTGGAGAGATTATAAAAACACTTATGATTACAGCATCTGGAGCAGAAGGAATTGACTTGAAAAATATTAGATATGTTCATTTAACAGAGCCATACTGGCATCCAGTCCGTTTAGAACAAGTCATTGGTCGTGCAGTCCGCATTTGTAGTCATACTAATTTGCCAGTTGAATTGCAAAACGTCAAGGTATTTTTATATATTATGACATTTACAAATAAACAAATAACAAGCGATGGTTCGCGCGAATTGCGATTGAAAGACGTTAGTAAGGTTGACCGCGAAACACCACTAACAAGTGACGAAGCATTATACGAAATTGCAACAATTAAAGAAAATATTAGTAAACAAATATTAAAATCGATTAAAGAAACATCAATTGACTGCGTATTGCAAGCGGGATCAGACAATGAGAACTTACAATGCTTTAGTTTTGGAACATCAAACCCAGATAAATTTGCATATGTCCCAGCTATTACAGAAGAAGAACAAGACATTGAAGCTAAAGGCAATAAAAAGAATGTGAAAATTGCTGCAAAAGAGATAACCTTACCCAATGGTATTTCATATGCCCTTAATAAATTGACAAATGAATTGTATGAGTTAGAAAATTTTAAGCGCGGAGTTATTGTCCCTGTTGGACGTTTACAAGTATTTGTTGACCAAGAAACTGGAAAGAAGAAGTATAAAATACAAAAAATATAAAATTGAAAAGAATATCATTTAATTTATAACGCATTATCAATATAAATTAAACGCAATGGGAAACATTATTTACAAACTTATGAAATCAAACAATAACTACAATGGAACTAAATTAACGGATGACGATGAAATGCAATTGCTTGAAGAATTAGCACAAAAAATAGATAAAAAAGAAAAACTTTCAACTCCACATAAACGAGTTATGAAAGAAATTGCTTATAAAATGTTTGTTAATAATCCAATCAATGAAATTATCAACAAACCTTCAAACATAAATGAAGATCAAATCATGGATATAGTTCAGAAAACACAGAATAATATTCAAAAAGAAGAAGACATTCGCACTATAACTGTTGCAAATGATATAAATCACATTAAGGAACAAATTAGCAACATCAATTCAAACATAGAAAAAATCTTCAAATTATTAGAAACATTGGAAGTCGTATAAATATATTTATTTTAAACCGGCTTAAAGAAATTACACACATCAGTCCACAGATTATTGCATTTTTTGTAGAAACTTCATGATTTCTTCCTGGTTAAATAATACCTTATCTATTTTTATTTTTAACTCATCTATATCATTTTTATTCATTTGAGGTTCAGGTGTTGTGCGTTTGAGACGATTTAAAAAATTTAATTCTATATTATCTGGTTTTTGTTCCACAATGGCATCTGTATGGGATAAATCATGGTATACAATATTATCTGCATCATTAAATGAAACTTTTTTGTCACGACTATTAGAACTGATAGGACTTGCTCTGGTAGAACCATTTTGAATGCTTGAAGGAAGTGTTACTATTTTATCATTTAGTTCTGTATCTCCTCCAATTTTTAAATTAATTACTTTTCCTGATGCATTCACATTATTTCCATTATTGCCATTGTCTATCCATTTTGCTGCACGATTTAATTGGTCTGGGTTTTGAGTTTCTAGCAACTGGTTTAATTGTTTTTCTCTCATCGCAATAGTCTTTGCTATTAAATTATCCATATCATCACCAATAGGTTCATCTTTTTTATCAGCAAAACTAATATCTTGTGGTGACTTCATTTTAAACGAATTAAATTCATTTTGTTTTTGTTTAAACGCAATATCCATTTTACTTTGACGGTCTTGATGGATGTCTTCTGCCTTATATATTATTGGGTCATTCTGTTGTTGATTGTTTGTAGTTTTTGATCGTGGCTGTTGTTGTGACTGCAATTGTGCCTGAGTTTGTTTTTTATATAATTCTAATTGCCCGACCATAAGACGTATAACTTCTTTATTTTTATCAATCAACCCCTTTGAAGTATATTGAATGTCAACATTCTCGATCATTTGTTCAAAACTTAATTGAATATCTTTTTGATAAGATGGAGAGATACCATCAAATAATTTTTGCTCATTTAAAAAATCCCATATAAAACCTTTATTTTCTTTAGTTTTAAATTCGCTCATTTACTATAATGTAGTTACAATATATATAATAAATAATAATTATTTATATTGTTTACAAACCTATAAGTCACTATTAAAATATTCATTCCTCAATTTCTCCATTTCACCGTCTGGAATTCGGTGTGTTTTAAAATAATCAATTGTCTTATTGTCGGTTAACAACTGGATTATAAAATGCATAGAATACATTCCACATTCAGAATTTCCTTTTTGGTGTTCTAATGGAGCATTTTCATCAACTGTAAAATTAATTCCAATCGCTGAGCCTTGATCCTTTATTCTAGATTGTAATTCTTTAATTTCATTTGGTGCAACATTTCCATTGCTATCGAAATAAAATATAAATTTCTTTCGAATGTCAATATACATTGCAATCCAATGCGAACCATCTTTGTAATGTGGATCCGTGTTAAAGATTATGCCTATCTTTGTTTTGCCACGTTTTAAATATTCCTTCAAATCAAATTTACATAATTCTTCCCAGACACATTCGTCGTATAATTTTTTAGAATCAAAATCAATAGGAGATGGACCTATAAATGCAAAACATGGAAATGCATGTTCATATTGTTTCATTAATTGTTCAATTTCAATACTAGTTAGCCATGTATTTTTATTTGATTTCCATGAAGATGGTTGCTTTGGAGAGAATGTATAATTTAATAACTCATTGTCTAAATTGTTGATAATAAATTTCTGTCTTAACCAACAAGACTCTGTATCACATACCTTGTCCATGTATTTTTTCAAATGTGTCCAAATGTCTCTACTATTATTTGATGTAATTAAATGGTCTGGATGTCTTGAGTTCCAATAGTCTCTTAATTTAATTAATGATTCGTCAGTATAACATGTAAAATTATTTAATTCATTCGATTGTTTTGGGCTACATTTAACTGGGCGAAATTTGCGCGTTTTATTAATTCCATTTGGAGTATATTCTTCAACTAATTCCATTTTAATTTGTCCATGGTTGTTTTTAATAGTTTTTGGACGAGATTTATTGAGAGTAGGCGTATGCGGAACTTCATTAAGTTTTATATTTTTTCCGTGTTTTGACATATTATCTAATATCACTATACTAATTAATAGTATTTTCTTTTTTATCATTTTTATCCTTTTTAATTTTTTTATCGTTTTTCTCGTTTTTTAATCCTTTGTTTTTTAATTCCGGATTTGTTAAATCAACTTCTTTCTTGTGTGGATAAAATTTAGCCTGGTTTGTTTTTTGTTTTTTTGTTATAACAAAATTGTCTAATGTTATTTTTTTGTTATGTTGAGGAGCATTGTATAACATTTCATTTGTTTTATTTATTGAAATATCTTCATTGACATTGTCATCATCATCTAAACCAAAGTCATCGTCAATATTATCATTGTGTTCATTTATTTGTAAATTTGATGCGTTCATGTCTTTATAGTCATTCTGCAATATTTCATGTGTATCTAAATATTTAAAATAAGTAATTAACGTCATCATATAGTGAATAAATCCTTCTTTTACATGTTCATTTATCCCATTAAAATCATTTTTAAGCATTTGTTTAGTTGCATTTAAGATGCGTTTGCGATAAAATTTGCGTTCGGTTTTACTGACTAATGTGCGGTCAGGAGGTCCTATTGTTTTATTAATAAATTTTTCATATACATCAGGATTAACTAAACATTCAAGGGTAATTAAATCAATATTACTAGGTTGTAAAGTTGTCATATTATACATTAAATTTAAAATAATTATGCTTCTTAAATTTAATACATTGTAATTTGTACTTATTTTTCGTCAAAGTTTTTAAGTTGCTGTCTAGTGTAATTGTTAAATACGTTTTGCCCTAAATCAAAATTATTGGGGTTAAATTGAGAAAATCTTTGTTCATCAAATAAACCTGGAAACGGTTGGTGCTTTATATCATTCTCTTCTTTAATGGTATTCACATATAAATCACTATGGCTCTCAGGAACATATGTCGCTTGATCGCCTTTTTGAAGTGCAAATGCTTGATTTCTTAGAACGGTTTCAACATCGACATTTGATGCAAATCCTGACCATGGACCTTGAGCATTTCCTGGGTTGAATGTTTTGCCGACATTAAAAAATGGTCCGGTTGTAATATTTACATCACTTTGCGCACGTTGGTCAAAAATAGGCATTGTTGCATATTTTGTAGATACTGGGCGCATACTGAATGAGGTTTCCATAAAACCTGATGGTAAATTGCGTTCTAATAATTTTTTGTTCGCTTCTACTCTCTCATCTTCTCGATAATATAATTCTTGACAATGACCTTGTTTAATGTTGTCTGTTTCATTAAATGTATGCATATAAGTGTTCATTTAATATATTATAACATAATATTATATTCAAAATACCTAAAGATTAAATTGATATTTATATTAATAAAATATGTGTGGAATTTTTGCTTTGATAAATAACAGAAGCACATTTAATGCAAATATTGTGAATAACTGTTTTATGTTAGGAAAAGAAAGAGGTCCAGAAGACACTGAATATAAGCGAATGGGATATAATGTGTATTTTGGATTTCATCGTTTGGCAATTAATGGATTAAATTCTATTTCAAATCAACCATTGTGCATTGATAATGTTACTTTAATTTGCAATGGAGAGATTTACAATTATAAAGAACTATATTCATTGATTAATGTGACACCTGAAACAAATTCTGACTGTGAAATTATCATCCATTTATACAAACGTTTTGGAATAGAATATATGCTTACGTTATTGGATGGATATTTTTCGTTTATTCTTATGGATGAATCAAATATAAATGAAGAACCTGTTATATATGTTGCTAGGGATCCGCATGGTGTAAGACCTCTATATTTATATTCTACAAAAATGAATGATACTCATAATTATGAAAATAAATTAAATAAAAATGATTTTGAATTAACAATTGATAATATAATTGGATTTGCAAGTGAATTAAAATCATTAAGTGGTTTCTTGACTAAATCAAATAAAAAACTAGCATATGTTGAAATGAAGCATAATGATACATTCTATTTGCAACAAGCTACCAATGAAAATGCCAATAATTTTAGTGAATTTAATATTATTCAGTATCCTCCAGGAACTTATTCAAAACTATGCAAGCCAAATATGATTAATGCATCATATTCATTTGATATATATTGCAAGCGTTATACTGAATTTCCATTTGTAAGTCACATTACACCGCACATTAATAATGCAGAATGTAAATATATTATGGAGTTTGATGAAAATAGTCCAGAAACGATAAATGTATTTAAAACAGTATATGATAGTTTTTCAAATGCAGTGCAAAAACGTGTAGTGGGAACTACAGACCGACCAGTCGCATGTTTATTGTCAGGAGGATTAGACAGTAGTCTCGTTGCTGCTCTAGTCGCTAAAAATTATTCGAGACAATTGGAAACATTTTCTATTGGAATGCCTGGAGGGGAAGATTTTAAATATGCTCGCATGGTAGCGGATCACATCGGTTCTAATCATACTGAAATTATTATTCAAGAAGACGATTTTTTTGATGCAATTCCACATGTAATTAAAATGATTGAAAGTTATGATACAACTACTGTTAGAGCTAGTGTCGGGAATTATTTAGTGGCAAAATATATTTCTGAAAAAAGCAATGCTAAAGTTATATTTAATGGAGACGGAAGCGATGAATTAACTGGCGGGTATTTATATTTTCATCACGCGCCAGATGCTTTATCATTTGACAAAGAAATTAAACGTTTATTAACTGACATTTATTTGTTCGATGTGTTGCGTTCTGATAAATCAATTTCATCAAATGGTCTTGAGCCAAGAACACCATTTTTAGACCGCGGTTTTGTGCAAACATATTTGTCTTTGCCTTTAAAATATCGTTATACTCCTGGCAAACCTGAAAAATGGTTGCTTCGTCGTTCGATTGAACAATTTGATCCAACACTTTTGCCAAAGGAAGTGTTATGGAGAACAAAAGAGGCATTTAGTGATGGCGTTAGTGCACATTCCCGTTCATGGTATGAGATTATCACTGAGAAGGTAAATAATATTGAGTATAATTTAAGATCATATTCCAATGACGCACATTTGTGTCCAACGACTACAGAACAAAAATATTATCGTTCTATATTTGATGAATGCTATCCTTATTGCGAAAAACTGATCCCTTATTTTTGGATGCCAAAATTTATTAATGCAAATGATGCAAGCGCGAGAACGTTAAACATTTATAAATCATGCAACAATGTAAACGTATAATTTTGAAAATTTCTCAAATATAAATATTAAATAATATATATATTTGATATAATGGTTTCTGTTTTTCAACAAAAAATATACAAAATAGTATTATACACATCATATGTATTATATACATTGTCTATTTTAAGCATTTACACCAAAGCACCTGAGTATTTAACTACTTTAAATGTTTTACTAAAACTATATGTTAGTCTATTTTTAATCGTCCGTTTTAATCCATTTGTTAAAATTTCATTTACCGAATTTGACAGACAAATTGTATTTGCAGCAGGAATATTCTTAGCATTAACAACATCAATTACACAATATTTACAACAATCAATCGCATCAACATTAAATCAATCTGTTATTCCAATGATAAAAAATAACGTTAAACATACAATTGATGTTATTCACAATGGAAATAATCGAGTTCATTCTAGATTGTAAATAAACTATAGTATATCTTCACTACATTTTATTTAAGTCTTCTCGTTTTTTTAACTAGTGTTCTATTTTTAATCGTTGGTGATTTGGATTTTGTATCAAAATATTCATCTAAATGCCTAAGAATATATTTTGTTACAATTGTATCAACTTTTAATTCTTCTTCATTCTTAACAGACATTGGCATGTTATATGCTTCCATTAATTTAGTTACCTCTGATGTGAATTGAGTTTTATCTATTTGCATATTTTTATAAGTATAATATCTCTCTATCATTTCTTGAAATGGCAATGAATAATAATACGGTTTGATGTTAACATAATATACATTTGGATGTTCCATTTGTGGATGATATTGATCGTCAATAAAAAATATTTGAGTGTCTTTTGGTAATTTTGTGCATCTCATAAAATCAGTGAATGTTTTATTGTGAGTTGTTCTATTCGGTTCAATTTGTTTTCCTTGGATTTTAAATGCAGCAATAATTTGATCAAATAACTTATAATTTAATTTATATTCAAAATATTTTTTAATTTTAATAATCCAATCCTTAGACCCTTGATTGTTTGTATAAATCATTACTTTTGTATTGTTATTTCGCGTTTTATTATTTTTAATTCTATTTAGAATTTTCATTATTTTCGGTCTCAAAAATTCTGGATATAAGTCCAATATACGTATAAACTCATCATCGTCTATTTCAATATTAAGAATTGTTTCAATTGATGAAATAAACATGCCAAGTTCTACAAAATAGCCAAGCGTTTCATCTAAATCAAAAACTACTATTTTAGAATTATGGTCTAACATTATTTTATAAAGAGATTTTTATATGAAAAATGTTATATGCGTAAAAATGGCGCACAACATAACAATAATATTTCACAATTTTACTAAAAAGTATTCTAATTATATATCAACGAATGGGTAATGATCAACTTGTGCAAATCGATTATATTACTATTTTGAAATTTTATAAAATACCGTTCAATGAAACGACACCTAAAAATGTCATCAAATCTTTAGCAGAAGATATTTTAGCAAATAAATTATGTAAGTGTATTAAAAAAGTTCAAAAAAAAAGTAAAACTGTAAAAGAGGCACGTTCAATTGCAATTTGCAAAACGTCAGTTTTACATAAAAAAGGTTTGCAAGATTTTACTTTTTCATGCAAAAAAAAACCACATTTTCTTCCAAAGAAAAATACAACAATAAAATTAATAAAACGAAAAACACTAATAAAAAATAAATAAAAATTATTTGTTTTTTTCAAGATAATCCAATGCATTTAAAATTAACTTTTCAGAATTAGTTAATTTTTGAAATATTAAACATTCCGAAACACGGAACGAAAAATAATGGTTAAGAGTATTCTTGCACGATATAATATAGTCAGAATTAGAGGCTTTCATGTCGCAAATAAATCCACCATTTGTAACCTTAAGATTTGTAGGATCAATCATATTAATCCACCTTACATAACAGCCATAATTCAAGTCCTTTATTTCATCAACAAACCTATAATCTTTTAATTTATTTAAAAGATATTTAATATCAGCTGATTTAAAGTGTAATTTTTGCAGCAAATCATTTTTGTCTTTTTGTATTTTTGATGTGGTACAATCCATAATAGACTGATTGCCCTCATTTTTATCTAATGCTTCTAATAATTCATCAACATCTATTTTTTTTACCATTTCTATACATTTTCATAGTAAAATTTTTAAATAGATTGCCTATTTTAATTCTTAAAAAATGAAAAAATGTCATCCCCTATTTTTGGCATTGTATTCATTAATTACAAGTTGAGACCTATTTTTTGGACATAAAATATCCCTATATATTTCTCTCAATTGTGACTGAAAATATATATATGTTGATTTTAAAATATTATATGTTATGTATTATAGTGTCATTGTATTTTACTATATTTTCATATTTTATTACCATAAAAAAACATCAAATTTTCGTTCCAATTCTATTTTCGATTTTTGAAAAATGGACAAAGAAAAGTATGTCCAAAATTGATTCGTCCAAAATAGAATTGAACAAAAAATTCAACAATTTTCCAAAAAAGTGATTTTAGACGAGAATGCTCACAAAACCGTTTTTAGATTAATCAATTCCTTAGCATAAAATTTTTTATAAAAAAAATATTCTAAAAAATCCATTTAGAAATTTTCTAGTCACAAAATAAAATGGATAGTAAAATGGATAGTAAAAAAAACGCAAAAAACGCAAAAAAATATAATTGCAGTAAATGTGACTATATAACGTCTAATAAATATGATTTTAATAGACATCTCTCAACCGATAAACATGCGCTCAGTCACGTGGATAGTATGGATAGGGTCATAAAACGCAAAAAAACGCATTTTTTATTTACATGCGATTGCGGGCGGAATTATAAGTATGATAGTGGATTATATAAACACCGAAAAAAAGGGATTTGTTCTCCCATAAATGAAGAGAGACTTAACGAAACATCAACTGAATTAGTTTCAAATGCCGAAAATGTAGACTATAAATATTTAATCGTCAAACTATTGGAGGAACAAGCAAAGAAAGATGCATTAATGAAAGACCAAAATGACAAATTATCAACGATAATAATGGAACAAAGCAAGCAACTACAAGAAATGATCCCAAAAATTGGAAACGTAACCAATAATAATACAATTAATAATAAAGTAAACATTCATATATTTTTAAATGAGCGTTGTAAAAGTGCAATTAGCATGGATGATTTTATAAAATCCATAAATATATCTTTGGATAATCTTCTAACAACAAAAGACAAAGGACTTGCAGATGGTATATCAAATATATTTATTGAAAATATGATAAAATTGCCGATTGACCAGCGCCCGTTGCATTGTACTGATATAAAAAGAGAAACCCTTTATATAAAAAATGACACTTGGGAAAAGGATGAAAATAATGAAAAAATAAAGGATGCAATTAATAAAGTCTCGAAAAAACAGTGTCAGAATGTGACAAAATGGAGCAAAGCCAATCCTAATTTTATGGAACATTCAAATGAAAAGGATGAATATATCCAACTAATCAAAAATACAATGGACGACTTAGATGATAAGCACGATAAAATCATAAAAACATTATGCAAAAATGTCCACGTAAATACTAAGCAAATTGATAATTAATAATTAATAATCATTGTAAAATTAATAAATTGCACGTAATGAATTGTTATGACAAGTATAAAATATATTATTGATATTATAATATATTTTCTATCGTTTAGTTTACCATGCTGATCCAAACCCACCGCCCATTTCATTCGCAGCCATAGGTTCCATGAGATTGGGAAGTCCAGGCAAAGCCGCATTAATTAATGGTTGATTTGGTCCCTTGTGCATTTTATCGTAATTATTATTAGAATAACCAGAATTGTGATCCATCGATTGATGGTGTTGTTGTTTTTGGTATTGAGAAACTGCTTGAGGTAATACATGTTCATTTGTTTGTGCCTTGAGGTTTGTCATTTGTGCAGGTGGTGGAGGCATTCCTTGTTGTAACATAGGAACCATATTTGCTAAAGGATTTTCGGCAATTGGCTGTTTAACAGTAACCATAGAGTTAACACTTGAACTAATATTTTTAAGTGTTGAATTGCCGTTCCATAAATCAATAGCCCTATCCGCTAAAATGCGAATTTTATCACCTAATTTAGTTTGAATTGTCATTAAAATAAATACAAATCCCAATAAGAATGTTGTCTCATTAAATTCTTTATATGCCATTCCACTATATGTTGGAATATACACAATAACACGATTAATAAACCAAAATGATATAATAATAAATACAATTTGCAATAGTGTTTCACCTAAAAGTTCTAAATTACCTTTATTTTCTTCAACTTCTGGAACATAATTTCTTGTGACAGTTAATACTAATAAAATCGGTATTAATGATAATACAGTGTATTGAACCATGTTCATCATTATATTTTTATTATAATCATTAAAATCAAATACAAATTTAAAAAATCCTTCATTTGTTGATTCTATTATTTCACTGGAGTCGTCCATTATGTTTTATAATAAGAAATTAAAATAAGTGATTTCTGTATAATTACAATATAAAACTTGGTCTATATAACATGATATACGCTTTTATAGCACACA